TGAAAGGTATTACTAGCCACACTAACAATATCAGACTAAAATATGGAGCTATGTGGAGAACGGCACCAGAAGTCAAAGATCCATATGGAAATGAGGGGCACAAATGGTAAAGACATTAGGTCCAACAGCAGGTAGCACAAAACCGCATACCGTAAAACCAAACTACAATATGCAGTTCTTTCGGTTTCTGGTTTATGGGCACATAGGAGTTGGCAAAACATACCTAATGGGTAGCATATGTGATGTGCCAGAGCTCTGCCCTATTTTGTATTTAGACTCAGATATGGGCACTATGACTATATCAGACAGGGATATCGAAGTAGTTCCTATCAAATGTGCTAAGGATATTGAGGACGTAAACAAATATGTCCGAGCGCACCCTGGAGAATACAAAACCGTAGTCCTCGATGGGCTGACGGCCTGTTACAATCAGATGATCCGGCTCCGTATGCTGGCCCCTGGGCGCACAAGCAATGAGGACCCATATGTACCAAGTCAGCGTGACTGGATGCACGGAACGTTCAGAATGCGTCTTGTACTTGATATGCTCAAAACTGCCCCAGTGAATTTCATAGCAACCGCAATGGTTGACATTCGAGCTAATGAAATCACACAAGCGCCGATGATCCGTCCGGGTTTGTCAAATAAGTTGGCTGGCGAGGTAGGGGCACTTTTTGATATCGTGGGGTACTTGACTGTAAAAATACAGATCAAGGAAAAAACTCGGCTACTACAGTTAGACCCGTTTGGAGGCCGGGCAGCTAAAAACAGAGCAATTTACCCCCTGCCTGCGGTGTTAGAACGCCCACACATGCACATTCTCTACGGGCGAGCCGTCCTTGGTCGCCCATTGGAGACACTACAAAAGGAGGCGGCAGAATTGGAACGAAAGCATCAGGCGCATATTCAATCCCTAATCACGAAGGAGTAATCATGCCAATCTCAGTTAACATGACAGGGGTAGAAACTCGGCCCACACCGCTACCGCCTGGGTACTACAGGGCAGCCGTAAGCCAGTGCGAACAGAAAATCAGCAAGACCAACAACCCCTATGTCCTTTGGACTTTTGGAGTTCCTGAGCCGGAGGAGTTTGTCGGTCGCAAGGCTTTCTTCAACACGAGTCTGCAGTCACACGCCCTTTGGAGTCTCAAGCGTGTTCTCCTGGCCTTTGGCTACGAAAAGGCCGATCTAGAAGGCCAGGTAGAATTTGAACCTAGTGACTTAATCGGCGTCGAATGTACACTCTCGGTGGTCGAAGACACGTGGGACGGCGAGACAACCGGCAAGGTAGACCAGGTTCTCGCAGCAGGATCCGAACTGATCATCTAGACTAGCCACAATCAATCACTCTTAGCAGCCTGAGCTTGCTGTTAGATTCAAGCTCAGGCTGCTACATCTAAAAACGGGGTCCTATGATTAACGATTGTGGTTTGCTCCTAGCGATCTTTGCTGACCTGGCTGCATCTGAGTGGATAGAATTGTGTCTAGTTACCCAGGAAAGAAAAGGCCGCCAGTTATTCTTTAGTGATACTTTGCATCTGTTAGAGGCTGCCGAAGCTATTGGCGATAAAGAACACTGTTTTTTCGGTGTTGCGCCTAGAAAAAACCGTTCTGGCGTAGCCGAGAGCGTTGATCGCATCGGTGTTATTTGGGCAGACTTGGATGCTAAAGATTTCAATGATGATAAAGCTGCGGCATTGGCTGCTGCAGACCTGTTGGTGCTGCCGCCATCATACATCATAGACTCGGGGCATGGCTATCATGCGTACTGGCTATTACAGGAGGCGGTAGCCGCAGAGGACGGTTGCGAGGTAGTTAGACTTGTAGGAACCTTACTTGGTGGGGGGCACGTAGGAGACCCTGCTAGGGTCATGCGGATACCCGGAACCTTCAACATTAAGGTTGAACCGTATGTCCCATGTACCGTAGTACGCAACAGACCGGAGCTGCGTTATAAATTAGATGATATCATTGCAGCAACTCAGATATCTGATCCTACTCGCCGCAGCATTTTAACTGGAAAACCAGGGCCTAAAGCTAGGGATAAAACCCGCTCTGGTGTAGACTGGCAAGCAGGCTCAGAACTCACCGATCTGCAAATGTCCGAATATGCTATGAAAGCGATTTGGGCGGAGCACATCATTGGAGAGAAATCAAGAGAGGATAGTGGAAGATACTTAGATATCACTCTAAAAAAGCTGCAAACAAAGCAGCGGACTGCAAAAGCAGCTTATGATCCTAGCAGTTGCTTCTCTATGGCCGATGATGCCTATTTTGTAGTGGGAATAGGTAAGAGGGGCAAACATGTAGTTTCTACCTTTACCTTTGAACCTAAGCGGTTGCTAGAGGGACCTGACGAGGACATTTTTCTAGGGGACATTCACGCAGATGGTCGCATTTGGGAGGGGATACAGCTTCCTAAAAGTGCATTTCTCAGAGTGGATTCTTTAATGAAGAAGCTCGGGAAAGCCTCCTGGCAATGGTTAGGGACTGACACCGAGGTCAGATTTTTACTACCATTCATTATGAAACAATGGAAAGAGTTAGGAAGCCCTAGAGCAATAGCAACCTCTGTACTTGGAAGGCATGAAGATTATTGGGTAGCATCAGAGTACACGCTGAGTGCTACTGAAACGATGGATCGATACTCAGCTCCTATAGTCTACTCTCCCACAGGCAGAGCAGGGCCAGCGCTAGATTACCCTCCAGGGTGTTCATTGCCTCTCTTAACAGAAATTCATGCTAAAATTTCCAAGATCAACGCTCCAGGAATTGTTTGGCCTATCCTAGGTTGGTTCATGGCTACCCCCTATAAACCCTTACTTAATGATGCCCGAATTCTAGTACCTCATTTGATACTGTATGGTACCACAGGGGCCGGTAAAACGGCTACGCTAGAGTCCGCGTTCATGCCGCTATTGGGGTATCGCATACCAGCACACTCAGAAGATTGTAGTACCACGCCTTTTGTACTACTGTCTCTTCTATCTTCAACCAATGCAGTGCCGATAAGTTTAGCAGAGTTCCGACGGTCTACACTAGGAGAAGTATCTTGGCGCGCTCTGCTTCGCACTCTACTGCTGGCCTATGACGTGGGGCATGATTCACGGGGGCGACCTAATCAGACCACGGTAGACTACCCTTTACATGCGCCATTGGTACTAAGCGGAGAAGACGTGATATCTGACCCAGCTGTGCAACGGCGATCGATCGTCATTGGAATGACCCCTCGGGACATCGAAATGGGCACAGGGGCGTATGAAGCGTTTATGGATTTGATCTGCTTACCGCTATCACAGTTTGCTGCTCCCTATATACAGTACACTCTAACAGTATCGCAACAAGAGGCAACAGCTCAATGGAACTCTGCTCTTCAGGAAGTAGCTTCTGTGATAGATTTTCCATTGACAGAACGAATACGCCGAAACCTGGCTACCGTCTTATTTGGAGCCCGTTCATATGAAACTTTTATGCGGCTCCAAGGTGTTGTGCTAGAGGCAACCCCCGCAGAGCACTTCATTGCTCCGTTGGGCGAAGTTCAAGGAGTGTCTATGAAAAGAGGCTACGTGTTATTGGATAGCTTCGTTGAGGAAGTTATCAACGAAGCTCAAAAAGCCAGCTCCCAGTTTGTGTACACTCTAGACCTGGAAGGCGTCTTATGGTTTCACTTAACTACGGCGTTGAAGTGGTGGCGCAAAGATCGGCTGGCTCGTAAGGAACCAGTTCTAGATAGCGCTGCTGTGAAACGCCAGTTGAGAGAGCTTTCCAAGGATTTGCCTGGGGAGGGACACTATGTTTGGGGGCCTACGAAGAAGGCCATAAGAGGAGGTGGTGGATCGCACAGAATGTATGGGCTACATATAGCTACCTGTTTTGAATTGGGTTTGGATGTACCAGATTCGCTGGACATTTTCCAGCAAACCATTACTTTCTCTGGGGGCTCAACTAGGATCCCCGGAAAAATTGAGGAGGTTTCATGATTACCGGATTGTTCCCTATAGAGCTCTTAGCCGCCAAAAAGAGTGCAGAGCAACTTCAAGTGGCTTATGAAGAAGTGCTAGAAGAGGTATCAGAGGCTATCGCGGCTGAAACACGTTTGTTTGATGAGAGTATGCACGCCGGGCGGCAAAACCAATTTGGAGATGTTTCCTATGCACAGAGATGTTCTAGAGATCTAGCCAGAGCTATGAGTCTATTACATACAGAGAATCCCGAGGCGGATCTTTCAGTTACCGTCACTGTAGGCGATCTAGTTACAAATGCCTGTAGGTGGTGGGCTTGGCGAAAGGTCCAAGCAGATCAAGCTAATGAGACCCATGTCTATACCAGTTACTCAGAACCGGCCTTGGACAAGGAGCCAGAGCCAGAGCCAGAAAACAAACCAACAGGTCTCAGATCTCTACTGAAGAGACCGAAATGAAAAAGGACGCTGCACTTTGTGCAACTTGTCCTTTAGGGAACAGGGGGAGGCACGTGCCTCCCTTTGGTCCTGCAAAGGCTACAATAGCTTTTCTAGGTGAGGCTCCAGGCAACACTGAGGTTCGCGTAGGCAGGCCCTTCGTAGGAGAGAGTGGAAAGCTCCTTCGTGCCGCTATCTCCGCCTGTGGACGGGTACCATCAGAATTTTACTATACAAATGCCTGTAAGTGTCAGCTATCTAAAGACAAGGCCATAGATGATAAGGCACTTGCTATCTGCAGTACCACCTTAAAAGAGGAGTTCCAATCCAGAGGTGTAGAGATCATCGTTGCGATGGGCAACTCTGCTATGCAAGGCTTGGGCCTTAGCACGCAGGGAATCACAAAGATGCAGGGGCGGCCATTAAAATGGCATGACTTCACAGTTTTCCCAATACTTCACCCAGCGTCAATTCTCCACCATCCAGATAACTGGGTTGACTTTGCAGACAATCTGGAAGAGGTGCTTAGAGAGGGTGGTCCTAGGCTTGAGCTTGCCCCAGCCTTTAGCAATTACGCAGTTTTGTCCACTGAGGGGGCAGTACGTTTTCTTACCTGGTTGAGACAGCAAACTTTCGTATACTTTGACATTGAGACTAGCAATCTCAATATCCTTGATACGACTATCTTGAGCATTGCGTTCACCTGTGGTTCAGACTATGTGGTCGTTCT